TTGTAGGCACCAAGGGAGTGTTTGCTACTAGAAAGCCTAAAATAAACTTTACAGAAAAAGACATAGATGAAAATCATCCTGCAGAAGGCTTACGAGACAAATTAAAACTTGCATTAAGGACTTTGAGTAAATTGAATTGGAACACAGTTGCACAGGGTGATATGTTATTTTCTAAAGAAGATTTACAAAAAACAAATATAGACGGTGAAGAAGTTCTACTATTTAAACCCAACACAATAGTTTATGCAGTCCCTACTAATAGTGATTTAGCAAAAGAAATTGCTAGTGCAGATATAGGCATTGTATGGCACACAGAGTATGTAGGTGGACCTACACTTGCAGATACACGAGCCAAGTTTGGTTTTAATGCTGATGTATTAGGTAATAGTAAAAGTGTATGGCATAGAGATGCTATAATAAAAAATTTAAGCGGCATAGTTACATTCACAAAAGAAGAAAGTATTGATGTACTAAATGCAATTAATTCTGCAACAGCATATATGAAAAGTATAGACTCTAGTACATTTAATTGGTTAGAACAAGGAAATGAATTAATAGGTAAAGATTTTTTACAACAATTAAAGGCTCATGTAAATAACAATATTAGAGCAGGAGCATTTGATAAGCCTACTAAATTTGCACAAGGATTTATTCAAAAGTACATAGCCTTTATGACAAAGGAAATAGACAAAGTTAAACAACAATCTACTAAAGATGCTAAATTACAAAAACAGGTAGCAGGTGTTAAATTTATAAGAAAAAATTTAAAAAGTATTGTAGCAGTATATGATTTGTATTTAAAAATCATAGAAGCAAAAATTAAGATTATTAGGAAATTAGAAATAATTAGACAAATGCCTACATTTAAAGAAACAGAAAATGGGTATGAAGTAACAGGCGAAGAAGGATTTGTTGCAGTTGATAGAAAGGGTAATGCTTTGAAACTAGTTGATAGATTAGAGTTTAGTAAATTAAACTTTGGTTCAGGGAGGCCTGGAGCATAATGGATACTATGACATTAGATCAGATGTTATCAAAGTTACAAAAAGATATGAAAGAAAGGCATCATCCAGATTGGCTTGGCTGGGTAAGTCAAAATAAAGTTTTTAAATTAAAAAATATTGATATAGACTCTGTATCTCCTGCAGATGGTTGGCAAGGAAATAAAGATAACATAGATAACATGTTTAAGAGTAATTTAAGTGATGCTCCTATCATTGTAGTTCATAAAAATGGCGGCATTATTGATGGCAATCATAGACATCAAGCATTAAAGAAACAAGGTGCTAAAACAATACAAGCCTATGTGGGCGAAGATAAAATGGAATTTAAATTAATAGATAAAGAAATATCAGAAGCAAGACTATGGCGTCAAAGTAGACAATTTGGCGAGATGGATGGACGAGGTATTGCCGATTTATTATATCTAAGTTTTTTATCGTTGCTTACATTTGCAAAAGATGATTATAAATCCGATTATGCTAAAGCATATGCAAGACAAACTTCGCAGTATGGTACTTTTACTATGTTTAGGAGCCATGCTACAGACATTTATCTTTTAGCATATCAAGTAAAAAATCCAAAGAACAAACATATAAGTTTAAAAAATAACATAGAAAGCACTAGGTTTTTAAAAAGTTTATCTTTCGATTCTAGAAAATTTTATTTCATACTATCTAAAATTGCAAGAGGCAATCTCAATAAAAGCGAAATATCTACATACCTTTTTAGATTAGAAGCACAACTTAAGATATCAAATGCAAACTTTAAGCAATATAGACGTTACATCAATGATTGGGAAAATTTAAAATTTGCACAAAGGCAATATGTTACCAGCAAACTTATTCAAGACTTTAGACGATTAGGTCGAGGAAGTGAAATGGTTTCATCTTTGAGTGATATGGCAAAGTATAAAAAATACAGAATATCAGATGAAGTTAAGAGTAGAAGTTATAAAAAACCAAAACCTTCAGCAACTTCAAGAGTAGTTGGTACAGCCGCAGGTGCAATAGCAGGTAGGTATGTTGGTAAAAAGGTTGCAAAGAAGTTGGGCAAAGATATTGATAAATATAAGAAGTACGGCACAGGTATAGGCGCAATAGCAGGTTATTGGGCAAGTGGCCGGAAGAAACAACAATGAAAATAAACGAGATAATTTTAAAAGAAGAAGCATTTAGTCCCCAAGAGTTAACGGCTTATGCATCATCTCTTTATCAATTGGGTAGAAGTAGAGAAGCAGTTTTGACTTTACAAATTGCTTCTGATCCTAAATATAATAACTCGATTGATGCTATTCAAGGTGAAGTTGCACGTCGAATTTCTAAAATGACTGGTGGCGATAACGAAGCATCTAAACAAGAATTTGATTCAGCAAAAAATAATTATGTCAAAGCATTTGGTGGTGCTCCTAAATCTAGTCCTAAATCTAGTGAAGAACCTAGATCACGAGGTGCCCAAGTAGGTAATACAAATGCTCAAAAGTATGATAAAAGACGAGTGTCTAGTTATAGACAAAAAGCCAAAGATTTTTATCATGACAATAAAATTGATACAACAAGTCTAGGATCAACAGTAGATACATCATTGAATTTAGGTCGAAAAATAAATTCAAAATTAGGTCAGTATTCACCTAGATCATCTAAATAAAAACCTTTAAATTTGATAAATAAGTGCATATGATACTTTTATAGTATCTGTGTTTAAGGAGAATTAAAATGGCACAATCAGATAGAAGAGCGGCGGCGGCTGGTGAGTTTATTGGTAAAGATGTATTCTTAAAAAGTTTTCAACAACAATCAGGAAACATTTCAGCAACTCAATTAACAGCACTAGTTAGTTCAGTCCAAAACTTGAACCTTTCAGTATTAAAACTTGGCGCAGTTAGTGGCGACACAGTTAATATGATTCTAGAAGGTGCAGACAACTTAGCAAACGGTGACCTAGCAGGACACGTTATTGCAGACGTCTCATTCTAAGTTAAACTAAACTTAATAAAAAGGCAGTTATACTGCCTTTTTTTATGGCTAAAAGTGATAAATAAAAGCAAAGGATACAGTAAAACAAGTATCCAGTAACATAGGAGAATTATAATGGCACAATCAAACCCAAACGCGGCAGTTAGAGCGGCAAACGGATTCGTAGGAACTACTCACATTATGTCAGTTACAGACGTATCTGTAGTTTCAGTTGAAGCAGTATGTACAGAAGCACAAAACGAAGGTTTTGTTGTTGTAGCAGTTGAAAATGACGTAGCAAGTGACGGATGTCACATTGCGGTACAAGGCGCAGGCGCAACACCTTCATTCACAGGTGCAACATTAGTAGTAACATTTAGTTAAGACTTAGTTTTTACACAAAAGAATCCTCGTTTATACGGGGATTTTTTTTGACTAGCAAAAAGTATAAACTGATAAATAGTACAAAGACGGAGACACACATGGTTGGACAAAGAAGCGGTGCGATGGGCAGTAGTGAGGTATTATCGAGTAATATAGAATATTACACACTATTCACTACAATTGATATCACACAAACAGGCGATTTTTCTGATAACACACAAAAAGATTTTGAAAGTGTTGTACAAGTAATAGGTTTAAGAGCACAACCAATTATTATGAATACACCGGTAGCACTTAATGGTGTAGGCCAAAATCTTTTAGAAAATTATGGTGCACCAAGCATTACTGGAGCAGGTTGGATTTTTAAATTTGCTTTTGAAAGAGAAGGTGTACACACATTAGACACGTTAAAAGATGAATTAAACGGTATTGTTTTAAACGGCGGTACTATAGATACAAAGAGTTCTATCAATATGGAATTCACTAAACAAGATTTATTATAATATGCCAAAAAAGCCTACAATTAAAAAAGAAACTAAGCCTTATAATCAAGACGGAAACCTAGAAGCACACATAATTGCTGACATGCTACGAATAGAAAGCATTACTACTGAGTTACGTGAATTTAAGGATGATACAAAAATGCGATTTAACAAATTAGAAAGTTGGATTGTAGCCATTGTAGGCATAACAGTAACATCTTTACTTGCTATTATTGGTATCTTCATAGAGAGTTTACTTGGATGAAATTACAAGAATTCAGCAGTATACTTGAAGCCAGAATGGTATGGCGTAAACAAGGTAATAAGATTAAACGTGCAGTTCGTTGTACTAGTGGTCCTAGAAAAGGTAGAGTGGTTGCAACATCATCACAATGTTCTAAACCTATCAACATAGCAAAAAGATTAAATCTCAAACGAACTAAAGCCAAACTAGGTGGCAGGATGAGGTTCAAAGCAAAAAGAACAAAGAGAATGAATCCTTTGAGCAGAAGATTAAGAACACTTAATAAGAGAAGGTAATGAAGTTTAAAGACTTACGAACTATTCAAACATTATTAAAAGAATATGGCATGACACCAGGCGCTCCTACGAGCAGTGGTAATCAACGTACAGGTTCTATTGTAAATAAAGTATCAAGTTCTCCTACTATTAATGGCACAAAGCAAAAAGAAAAACCAAAAACAGTTTCAGCAAACACAGTAAAAGTTAATTCTAGAATAACATCACCAGATGGTAAGAAATCAGGCAAAGTTGTATCACCAGTAAATAAGAATCCAGCATTTGGTGGCGTAGTAGTTCAAAGCGACGACGGTGAATATTTTATTATTAAAGGTAAAGATCGTGTACAAATGCAACCAGAAGAAGTAACTGAAGATCTAAAAGATTATGCATCAACACCAGAAATACATAACAGAGCATTACAAATTGCCAAAGATGCATATAAAAAATCTAATAAGCAAGTATCCTTTACTAAATTATATGATAAAGCCTTAGAAAAAATAGACCCAATGTATGGTAATATTGAAGAAGGAAAATTAGGAAAGTTAGCAAGAAAAAATAATAGAAAATTAAAAATAAAAGATCTAAAAGGAAAGATTAAAAAACTTTCTAGAAAAAGGTTAAAAGAAGCAGACCCAAAACTTTTTGAAATAAACTTTAACAAAAAAGAAATAGCACAACAAGGATTAGATGCACCTGTAAAATGTGGATTTGAAGCAGAAACATTTTTCTATAGTGTAGAGGGCGGTAGATCCAATGACGTAGATGATATGAGCATCAGTGATATCGAATACGAATACGGTGATATGCCAGATCAAGTTTGGGAAGATTTTGAAGACTGGTTGTATGATAAAGGACAAGACGAATACTTAGATGACCTCATATATGATAAAGTAGAAGAAGTCAGAGAAGATGAAGAATATTTAAATGACTTTATAGATAGTGGTTCAGGTCCAAGTTCAGAAGCAATAGAAAGATACAAAAAAGATTTTGAGGAAGAAGACCCCAAAGAATACGAAAACCGTGAGGAAGACGGTTGGGAATATATGAACTGGGTCAGAGAATATGTTGAAGAAGAATACGAAGAAGCATACCTAGAATGGTTAAGAAATAATGTACAAGAAGATAATGATCTAGGCAATGATGCCAGAGAGGCCGCAAGACAAGACTATAATGTAGAAGATTGGATATATCGCAACTACGATTATATGAGCAGTTTCCTTAATGATTATGGCTATGAGTATGGTGGTGGTAGTGGCGATGTTGAAGGTGTTGCAGATGAATTATGGAACTGGATAAAGGATAACAGTAAATTTGATAGTTATCCAGAAACAGGAGATTACGATGATACTTACACTACAACTAGTTGGGCAGTAGAAAAAGACAGCAGTATTGAACCTGATGAAGGTACAGGAGCAGAACTAATATCACCTGTGTTTGACAGTCCTAGAAAAATGCTTGAAGAAATGAGAAGTTTATTTCAATGGAGCGAAGAAAACTTTGGCACTAATAATTCTACAGGACTTCACGTCACAATGAGTTGGCAAGGTAAAAAAGCAGAACAAAATAAATTAAAAATGGCACTACTGTTAGGTGATGAATACTTACTTGCAGAGTTTGGCAGACTTAAAAACAGTTACACAAAAAGCCAATATCGAAATATTTTAAAATATGCTGAAGGCATGAAACGTGGAGATGCAAAGAGTTTTAAACAGTTTGAAGAAATGCTCACAAAAGGTATAGATACTGGTAAGTTTAATAGTATACATTTCAAAGGCGAAAAAGACAATGACTCAGAAAACAATCTTGTAGAGTTTAGAATAGCCGGTGGTACAGATTATAACACAATGTATGAAAAAGTTGTAAAAGCCTGTGTGAGATATGCTACCATAATGAAAGCAGGTTATGAAGAAGATGCATTTAGAAAAGATTATGTAAATGCTGTATTTAGATTATTGCGTAAGGCACAGGAAATAGATCCTAACAAATTAAAAGATTTAGAAGTAGTTAATCACGAAGTAATAGACTCTGCAAAAAGTATTGTGGGCAAAAAAGATTACTTTGATGTTATTAAATTATTAAGTACCAGTGTTGAATATTTACAAGCCTATAAAGAACTGAGTGATCCTGATGCAGATAAACAATGGAAACAGAGTATAAAGGATTACGAAAAAGGTACTGGTGACAAAGTAGAGATAGAAGAAGTAGAAGAAAAAGAGCCAATGACAGGATATATTATGCCTTCAGCCCTAGCACCTAGCAGAAGAGCACCTGGCGAATTAGACAAAGCACAAGACAGATTTGGGTCAGCAATAACATTGTTGGCAAGAGACATAGCAGATGGCAATAACAGAGCACCTGTTAGTGCTAAACACATTGGTGCATTTAGAAAGTTTGCCAAAGAATTAAAACTAGATATAAAACAAATAGAAAAACTGGCCTTGTCAGGAATGAATAATTATAATTTTGATGGAACTGACAAAGAAAAAATAGCAAGAT